CCTTAAGCGAGTGGCTTCCTATTAGCTTCTGAGGAATGTATCCCCGCTTGTGTAGCTTGAAGTCAATCTCTTTAACATCAGGCCAAATAGTTCTAGAGTATACCAACGTGTCAATGACCTCACCCTTGTAGGTGTAGTCATATAACTTCTTCATCACACGCAGGTCATAGTCAATAACATTATGACCAATGATTGTTGCTGCTTTATCCATAAAGGCTAAGGCTTCCTGCGTCTGTGTTGGGTCAAAGGTGTGTACCTCATCAGTGTCAACATCTCTGAAGACATGACACCATACCTGAGTTACTTCATCAAGTAAGTTGTCTGCTTCAATGTCCCATATGTATTTCATTTGTGTCTCCGCACTATTAAAACTCTGGTTCTATTTCTTCTTCTTCTTGCCATGCTATCTCATTCATACGTCCAGTCTCTGATATGTATTCAAGACTACACGCTATGCCTGTATCGCCTGACCATCTGTTCTTCAAGACCCTGATGTTACTGACGTTAGGTCTGTCAGTATCCTGTTGGTTTCTTTCCATGCCTATCACCATGTCACTTAGCTGACCGATAGCAGCACTACCACGTAGCTGTGACATGCTAGTCTGTGCGCCATCCTCATGTCCTCTGTCACCAGACGGACGCTTGAGGTGAGACACTAGTACCATACCACAGTTGAGTTCCTCTACCAGTGAGCGTAAGGCTGTCATGGTATTGTCAATGATACGGCGTTCATCTCCACCCTCTAGACCTGAGACAATAATACTCAGGTGGTCAAGGATGATGTAGTCACACTCACAACTGCGAACCAAGTACCTAATCTTAGACAGTAGGTTCTCACTGTCAGTGCTACCCCAATGGTCATACAGGAATACTCTACCTGATCCGACTGTTGCATCAAAGGCACGGCGTAGTTCTTCTTCTGGTACGTCATGGTTGCGTAGGTGTAGTGGCTTGTTAAGTTCAATGGACATTAGACCTAGTGAGGTACGCTTGATGTTCTCCTCTAGTGCTATGTATCCAATGGTGTGACCATGACTGAGGAAGCTATGTGCAAACTCTCTAGCCAACTGGCTCTTACCTATACCACTACCTGCTGTCACTGTAACGATCTCACCCTTACGACAACCACCTGTCTTCTCTTGTAGTCCTGCGTATGGGTAGGCTACCGAATCCTTATCATCGTTAGCAATGATCATATCCCACACATCAGTACCAGCTAGGATACCATCAGGTCTGTATGTCTTAGCAGACCACACTGCGTCAATCAGTTCAGCAGTCCTACCATTCTGTAACATCTCACTAGCATCCTTGAGGGGTAGCTTGGCGATCTTACACTTGTCAGGTGGTAGTATCTTAGCACATTCTATTGCAGCAGCCTGACCCACTGCATCATTGTCAAACATTAGGACAATGCTATCGTATCCACATAGCCATTCAATCTGTTTGGCTATTGCTTTCTTTGCTCCGGCTGCACCTGAGGGTACGGATACCACACTATACTTGTTGTCAAAAACTTGACTAACACTTAGCGCATCTATCTCACCCTCAACAATGGTAATCATCTTACCACTGTCACGGCATAGGTGTTGACCATACAGGCCAGCATCCTTGAGGCTACCTATAACACTGAAGTCTTTGTTAGCAAAGCGTAGCTTCTGTGCTACCACATCACCTTCCTTGTTGTAGTAGCTGGCTACCTGTACCTTCTTACCATGGTACTCAGCCACTCCATAACCCCAATGCCTAGCAGTCTTCTCGTTAATCCTACGCTTGGGTAGGTCAGTAACTTCTGGTGTTAAGAAGTCATTGCCATAGTCAAACATCTTAACTACTGTCTGCATCTCTTCTCCTTCTGGTGGGGTGTAAGTGTTGCAAGAGAAACAGTAGTGATGACCATCAGTATAGAAAGCATTGGCATCACTACTGCCACATTTCAAACAGGCTTCATGCCCAATGAGTTCGCTACTCTCTTCCACCTAACCCATTCCTCAAGGTTTGTGCAGTGTTCTCTAGTCCGTATACTATCTCCATGATTAGTTCATCATCATACTTGATGTCATCAGATAGCATAGCGTGAGCCATGTCAAAATAGTTTACATGCTGTGTTAGTTCATGCTGATCTACATAGACTGATACACTTAGTCCATTGATATCAAACTCAGCGTTCATGTCTACGTCTGATACCCATTCTTCTTTGATGTCAATGACACTCATGTTAGCCACTCCTTAGGTATAGTTCCTTCTGCCCAGACAAAACCTTGTCGGTCTGCCCATTCACCACAAGTCATCTTAGTACCATCCTTCCTTTTCTTAGCACCCTGTATTGTAGCACT